GACTTCCAGTATATCTCTTCGGTCTCCATCGAGCCTACCGCTCCGTTTATGTCGTACAGGTGCAGTTCTCCGGCTCTCTGCGTTATTCTAAGGGCGAACGGTTGCAATATCGCTTCCAACACGTCGCGGACGGTCATCGGTTCTCCGTCCTCGTCGTAGAAGTTGGCGCATTGCAGGTACATGTTCGAGAAATCCACCGTCTGGCCGTTTCTCATCGTGCTTACGGTCTTGTTTACCACTCCGTAGTTTATACCGGTAGCGGACAGGCAAGCCGTAAGAGCGGCTTCTACGCTGACCCTTCCGGTCAAGCTCCATTTCTTACGTTCCAATACCGCGAAGTCGGAAAACGTGAACTGCGTTTCGTAGTCCCGTTCATACGCGTAAGGCTCCTCGAAGAGTTCGGTATCCAAAGTTCCGCTCCAGTATAGCGAGCCGTCCCTGTAAATGTCAGCCCTGACGGCTCCGACGTTTACGGTGTATAACGAAGCGAAGCGTCTGTCCTCGTCGCTGACGAGCGTGAGGGTAAGGGAGGAAGAGCACACAGTATCCGTCTTCTCCGTGTCTCCCCATTCTATGACGGCCGGACTATCCGCTGAGAAAAACACCTCGGAAGCCGTCGCCTCTCGTCCGTCCGTGGCGAGGATTTCCACCCTGTATTGGTGGTGTTCCTCGCTTCCGAACTGTCCGTAATATAATAGAGTGTCAGCCATTATTTGGTTCTATTTATTTGGTTATATTCTTTTTCCAATAATCCCACTAACGTACGCCCTTCGATGCGAAAACGCACCGTGCCGCCTAGTCCTTCGTTCTGCGGTTCTATAAGGGAACGCAGTTTGTCCAATGGAGCCACGACCTCCGGATTCGTGCTCGCTCCGGCATATTCTCCGAACAAACCGAAAGTCGGTCCGTAGGCTATACCTCCGTTCGCAAATTTAGGAATCGAAGCCACGGCCGCGCCTACCGCTGCCATAGACGAAGCTAAAGCGACAATATTGAGAGGGAACGGCACCGTTTGCGATTGCGCGGCCGCCCCCGAAAACGCTTGCGCTATATTTCCTCCTATCACTTGCGCTAAAGCCGGCAACGCTTGTGCTACCGCGGTAAGTATATTCGCACCGTACGATAGCCATCCGGCAGCGCCTTCTCCCACAACTCCGGATAACGAACCCATCATATCCGAAAGTCCACCCATTACTCCGATGGCTTTCTCTCCGCTTTTAGAGTTTTTGTTTAATTGATTGCCGTAAGCCTTAAGGTTGCTTATCTGTTTTTGTATCTCGCCCTTCTGGTCGTCGGACAAAGGATTCTCCGTATCGTCCAACATGTTTCGCAGCGTTCGGATTTGGCTCTTAAGCTTATCCATGCCGATGGCTTCGAGTTCTATCCGCAACTTCATGCCGCTCATCTTGGAGAGCTTGTCGTTCTGCGATTCCACATCCGCCAAGTCCGCCAATCCTTGCAAAGCGTTTTTCTTATCCTCCAAAGCGACCATGACGCTTCTTATTCGGGTAATTTCGTCTCCGGAGGCTTTGTTCATCTTATCTTGATAATAGGAAATAGCGTCTCCGAGCTTGTCCATAGTGTCCAACTCGGATATGTCCGCGGGCACGTCTATGGCCGCTATCGCGTCGTCCCAAGCGTCTTTAAGCTTCTTTATTTCCGTTATTCGTTTGGCAATCTCGTCGCGTTCCGCACCGGTGGTTCTCTTCAGCTTGCTCTCGTAGTAGTCCAACTGTTCCTCCAGTTCGTCGTATGTCTTAATCTGTTCGGTCGGCATGTCCGTACGAACCGAATCCTCGACGGCTTGAGCCAATGATTCGAGCCTCTTTATCTCCTTGTCTATCCCGGCTATCTGTTCGGTAGAAACCTTTCCTCGAAGGTCGTTCTGATACTCTATCGCGGCGTTGATGTCGTTGAGCGTGCGCAACTCTTTCGGCTGGGTAAGGGCGGTTATGCTGTCGCCTATCGCCTCTTGTTTCTTCTTCAGCAGGGTTATTTCGTCGGAATACTTGCGCATAAGCTCCGTTTGAGTCGGCTTAAGCTTTTCGAGGGCGTTCTGATAATATGTTATATTGTTGCCGATTTCCTTGTACGAAGCGGCTTTTGATATCAGTCTCTTGCCGTCGTACTTGTCATCGTCGTCTTTTATCTTAACTTTAGAGAAGTCTACGGTCGTGGTGTTCGCTTTCTTCTTCTCGCTCACGTTTGCCTTGACCGCTTCGGTGTTCTCCGCCAAGGCTTCCGTCTCTCCGTCTATGCCGGACGTGTCCGGTTTACTTCCCAAACCCAGAAACTTGACAAGCCAGTCGTAAGCCGTCTTGACAACGCTCGCAACCTTTTCGAAAGCCGACACGAGCGAATCCCAGACTGCCGAGCCTATCTTCTTGACCGCTTCCCATACCTTGTCGCATACCTTGCGGAATCCCTCGAAGTTCTTATAGGCGTTTATTACTGTATACACGACCGCTCCTATGGCTACTATGAGTATGCCCATCGGATTGGCGGACATTACCGCGTTGAGCATCGCCTGTACCGTAGTCCACGCGGCTGTCGCCGCCCTTGCTGCCACCATGGCGACCTTGTGGGCCGCCGTGCTTGTTACCATCTTCATGATCATCTTGCTCGCTCCGCTTGCCGCCGAACCCAAAAGGGCTATCGTGTCCGCCTGTTCCGCGGCCAACGCTATGTACGGCGCGAAACTGCCGGCAGCGTCCGTTATGCTGATTTTAACGTCGTCTATGGCCGCCTGTAGCACCGCCATTTTGTTCGCGGTGGTTTCGGTTCGGATGGCCGCTTGTTCTTGGGCCGTGTTCGTACCGGTCACTTTCTCGGTCATCTCGCCCACCGCGGAAGCGTTCATTATCAAGAACTGAGCGGCGGCGATATTCTCCATGCCGAACACCTTGGTTAGGAAATTCGTGTCGTTCAGTTTCGGTTTCAAAGCGTCAAGGGCCGCCTCCAAGGATGTCTTTTTAAGGTCCACACCCAACGCCGTGTTCATCTTTAGGATGATGTTGCGCAAAGCCGTACCGGATTCGCTGCCTTTCAAGTTAGCTTGCGACAGCACCTCCAAGGCTCCGGCAGTTTCTTCCACGTTCAACCCCATGGCGTTCGCAGCCGCTCCGACGACTTTGAACGATTGGGCGAGGTCGTTGATTTCGGCCGCTCCGTACTTCGAACCGGCGGCCAAAGCGTTGATAACCCTTTCCGCGTCTTCGGCTCGCAGTCCGAACTGGTTGATTGTTCCAGCCAAGGCGTTCGCGGCGTCGTCTATGCTCATGCCAGCGGCTTGCGCCAACGTTACCGAGTTTTTCTCAAGTCGGTTAAGTCCGTCTATTCCGATACGCGAGATTTCGATTTGCGAAGCGAGCAAGGAGTAGGCTCTTGCGGCCGAATCCGCGCCCATTCCGCTCTCTTGTCCTAGTTTTCGGCTGTTCGCCGCCAAATCTTCGAGGTCTTTCCCCACTATTCCGGTGATGGAGCTAAGGTCGGCCACGGATTGTCCGAAAGCCGCTCCTTGACGCGCGGCATTGGCGAAAGCCCCTCCATATTCGCGAAACACGTCGAGCTGCGTCTTTAGTTGAATCCTGCTTAATATGTTGAATTCCTCGCCTACCGCCTTGACGTTATTGGCGCAGCCTTTGAGCTCTCCGGAGATTTTTGTTAAAACGCTGGAGATTTTGTCTTTTAGAGATATGCTAAATTCTACGGGTTTCATATATTTGCCAAGCTAAATCTTATGAATATGGAAAGTTTCTTGATGAAATTGCTTTGCGGACTTTTTTTAGCGATAGTCGTAATCTATTACGTTAAAAACGTCTTGGATTTGATGAGAGACAGTTGGAAACGCGATTAAACCAATCCTCTCGCCTTTTTCACCTCCTCGAATCTTCGGAGCTTGTCTTCTCTGGACACCTCTTCGCCCGTCGTTCGGTCGGGCTTCGAATCCCACGCGAAGCTCATCACGTCCTCGGCTTTCAGCTGTTTCTTGGAGTGCGGCTGCAACAGGCAAAGGCACGTCATCCTCGTGCGTTCCCATTCGGAGCGTTCCCTCGCATCCTCCTTTTCGTTCCACCGCTCGCATATTAGGGAAAACTCCTTAGGCGTTAACCGCAGGAAGTCGTTCAAAGCCATTCCCATCCGTCCTACGGCCAACGCGGTCAGCTTGTCTATGTCCTGCTCGCCTTCTCCTTTTTTTTTGACCGTTCGGGCAAATCGTCTTCCGTTCCCGCGAAGA